AAATATCGACCAGTTTTAAGATTATTCAACCAGGCTCCACCTGTTCACATCAGAGGCCAATTTATAAACACCTGTTTTGAGAATAACTACAAAGGCATTGAGATAGTAATAAATGAAGATAGCACTTATCTGAAAAATGATTTGCTATTTGGTAAAGAGGCCAGCGACGGAACTAAACTAAAGGAGAAAGTAAAAACGGATGGAGTAACACATGAGAAGTATCATCACTTTACCGATGGTATGGACTACCTTGTTTGCTATGTTTACCAAAATGAATTTGAGGAGTATCAGCGAGGGCCGAAAGGAGTACCATTTATTGCAGGTGGGCAATATATCCCTAATAGATTTTAGTTAGTTGCGGATTATCCCGCAATGTAAAAACACTTCTTTTTTTACCATCAACACTATGCCTTTATTTTGTTGTATGGACTATTTTCTTCGCAAAGCGGATTATTATAAATTAATCCAATCAGATAAATTAGATATAGTTGATGGTGCTGATGAAAGCATCAGAACTGATGGCGAGTTAGTGGCATTAGAAGAATTAAAAAGTTACATAAGACATCGATATAAAGAATCTTTAGTGTTTGCTCCTTTGCAAACTTGGACTGCACCAACTACATTTTATTGGGGTGATAGAATTTACCTAACTGCAACGGCCTTTAGTGCATCAACGGCTTATACAACAGGTCAATTAGTATTACAAGCTGGCAATGTTTACAAAAGTACTGCCGGATCAGTTGCTCATGCTTTCAATATTTCAGAATGGACTTTAGTAGGTGCTGAGGGTCATTATTATATGGAGGCTGAATTATGGGATGATGAGGCTACCTATGCAATTGGTGATTTAGTGAAATATGAAACAAAGGACGTAAGAAAGTACTATATCGCAACAGCAATAAACACCGATAAGAACCCATACAATGATAGTGCTAATGAGTTTTGGGATTTAGTAGAAAGCCAATCGGGTTCACTTCCAACAACAGGTACTTATTGGATGGCTGGGGATAGTCGCAACAAGTTAATAATGGCTCACCTTATCGACCTAACTCTGTACCATTTGCATAGCAGAATAAACCCAAGAAACATACCTGAGTTTAGAATAGGAAGAAGGGATGATGCTATCAATTATTTAAAGATGATTGCAGCGGGCAAAATAACAATTGACTTACCACTTATAACACCGGAACAAGGGGCTAATATAACATACGGTTCTCAACCAGTAAATAACAACTACTACTAAATGGAGGTTAAAATAACGGTTAAAAAAACGGCATTTTATTATTTGTTCTATGCAATGACTTACCTATTTGGAAATAGAAGTTTAATAACCACCTACATAAACGGTAAGAAGGCAAAAACCTGTTCAATGAATGATTTAATGAAATGAAGGTACTAGGATTTGAAATAAACCGATCAAAAGCCCATGAAGTGGTTAATGTGGATAAAACTATTCCACAATCGCAAAATATAGCCATGAAGGTTATCCAGCGACAATCGACAAGGGTAACCCAAGATATTACAAAGTGGAGGCGTGCTATTGCCGCTGCCGAAAGTGTTGTTATACCGGATCGTAGACCTATTCAAGAATTATTCAATGAAATACATTTTGATGCTCATATAGCAGCATTGATTAATCACCTTAAACAATACATTCAAGCAACTGAATGGTGTATTTATGATGAATCAAGTGCTGATGAGGTTGAAGATGAGGATGCCGAAAAATCATTGAATGATAAATGGTTTCAAGACTTCTTAAACGAATGTGTTTTAGCTAAAGTTTACGGTTATTCACTTATCAACTTTGGTGATATACGAGATAGCAAATTTACAAAGATAACCAGCTTAGATAGAAGGTATATCATACCGGAATTACACGGCATAAGAAAAGATTTATGGAATAGTACTGATCTTATAGATTATACTGCTCCTAATTTAAAAAACTGGGTTCTGTTCATAGGTGAAACGTCTGATTTGGGGCTGCTGAATAAAGCGGCTCCTTATTGGATTTACAAAAAACAGGCATTAGCAAGTTGGGCTGAATACCAGCAGATTTTAGGCATACCACCAAGAATAGGTAAAACCGATATACGAGATAATGACAGGCGGTTAAATATGACTGCCATGTTAAGAGATATGGGTCATTCATCCTATGGCGTATTTGATAAAGATGATTCGATGGAGTTTGTTTCCCCAGTAATGAGTGGAAATGCTGAGAACGCTTTTAGTGCAATGATTGAATACTTGAATAAAGAGTTATCCAAGTTATTTGTAGGGCAAACCATGACAAGTGAGGATGGTTCGAGCCGTTCACAATCAGAGATACACAATGAGATTTTTGAAATGATAATGCAGGGTATAAAGCAGGACATTACCAATGTAGTAAATAGGGATTTGAAACCTATACTACTTTATCATGGTATTTGGACTAACCCTAATTTACATTTTGAGTTTGAAGAAAAAGAGGAGGAGATCAGCTATGAACAAAAGATTAAAACGCTGGATATTTTAGGTAAGTATATCACATTGACACCTGAAATAATCAATGAGTTAACTGATTTGGAGTTGGAAGAAATAGAGGCTAAAGCGGCTCCAGTTATGCAATCACCTTTAGCAGGTGATAGGCTAAAAAACTATTACGGAATAGAAGATTTTAAACACAATCACGATGGCTGCTAGAACGCTGAAAGTTATATATGATGAAATGATAGCTGAAAAAAACACCTTCAGTTATCTAAATGAATTACAGCCAAACGTAGATTCATACCAAACATTCTTACAATCACTTACCAGTAAAAGTAAAGTGGCTGTATGGAGGCTTATAATCTATTTAACGGCTTTAGCAATATGGACACATGAGAAATTACTTGATGTTCAAACAAAAGAAATAGAGCAAAGAGCCGCTGATTCAATTCCAGGTGTTGTAAGATGGTATAGGGATATATCACTTCTTTGGCAGGATGGAGATTCATTAGTTTGGGATGGTAAAAAATATGTATATAGTCCAATAAACATTAATAACAGACTGGTAGCGTATGCCGCTGCATTTGAAAGCAACAATCAGGTGATAGTGAAGGTTGCAAAGGATAGTAGCGGTGTACCAGCTGCCTTATCAGCTAATGAGAAGGCGCGTTTTGAGGCTTATTTGAATTTAGTAAAATATGCTGGTACTGATACGTATGTAATTAGTCAGGCAGCGGATTCAGTAAATATCACTTGTGAGGTTTTTTACGATCCATTGGTTTTAGATAGCACGGGTTTACTTATTGAAGATGGAACAACCCTACCTATTGAGGAGTCGTTTAATCAATATGTTTATGATTTAGGTACGGTTAATTTCAATGGTAAATTTAGAGTTATTGATTTGGTCGATGCTTTGCAAAGAGCATCGGGTTTTAAAAACGTTACTTTCTCGGCTATAAATGTAACAAGCCCTTCAGCTTATGATGTTTTGGCTGCTACTGGTAACCAATACCAATCAATAGCTGGACACATGACTATTGGAACACTCACAATAACTTATACTTCAGCTTAATGTATAGTATAAACTTTAGAGCATTATTTAAAGCGATTACACCTGCTTTTTTAAGAAAGGATGCCCTATTGTCATACTTGTACACCATTGCAGTATCACTACAAACAATCAACGATACAATTGTAGTGCCTTGGAGGACTAGAGTTAAAAAACTGGTAACTTTTGATGGGGTAACAATCAATTTGGAGAAGTTACTCAATGATGAGTATATGCTACCATACGACCCTAACCAAAGGGATAATGATATAGCATTAAGTTCAATTATTTATATTGAGAACATAGCAAATAACAACTATTTCTATTTGTTCAATAAGAGTGAAGGCCGTGATCCGGTTTACTTATACAATAAAAGTGAAGGGATGCCTCCAGTATATCTATTCAATAATTCAGAAAGTAATAGTTATCCTCAATTTACGGTATGGGTTCCAAACCTATTAGGGGGTACTTATGAAACTGCATTGACTAACGATAATTTGAAATTAAGAAAGCTGGTTGACACTTTTAGGTTAGCTGGTAAAACATATTTAATAAAAAGGTACTAACATGAACAAACTAATAACATTACCTGATGGTGGTTTCCCATACGTTTTAGATGATATACGCTGGGAGCAGGATGCTTATAGAAATGCTCTTATATCGATTGCTAAAGCAGTAAGAAATAGTGCAACATTGGATTCAATTCTATGGGGCTGTAATGTAACCGATAATACAACCACATTTGATGTATCAGCTGGAGCCGTTATTATCGATGGTGAAATACATGAAGTTGCAGCAGCTACCGGATTAGTAAAGGCAGCATCGAAAACACTTTATATTGCAGCTTCAACAGGTACGTATGATGCAGGTGGATTAAAAACATATCAGGATGCAACAACACATGATGCCTATGAGATTCGTAAGGCAGTTGTAGCAATTGGCATAGTACCAGGTGGGCAGATTAACTTAAGTACAACTGGAGCAGGTGCAATACCATTAAAAAAGGAAAGGTTATTTAATAACTATGTAGGTGCTTGTGATAAAACCGTTTTGGCTGATGCAACATTAGATGATACCGGATCATATCAAGCTAACTACTCAGGGGCTACCGTTCCATTGACATATTGGAAGCGTGGTAACATGGTTGAATTTGAAGGTGGGATAAAGCATAACGCTGGGGTAACTCCAGCAGCAAGAACCCATGTAGCAACATTCCCAACAGGATATAGACCTAATGCAATAACGTTTATTTATGGCTATTCATATGGGGCTGATTTACCTACCTTATTTGAAATAGGTACTGATGGTAAGTTATATGTGCGTGGTGATATTTTAGGAGGATCAACAATCAATACTACAACTGGAGTTGTTTTAACTGGAAGTTTTGCAATATAATGAACGAAGAAGAAATAAGGCGAATACTAGATGACATCTATCTAGGGTTAATCCATTTAGGATTCTTACCCTTATCGCTTTATTTATACACTTCAAATAAACTTTTATCCGGTGTTTATACTGGATATGGTTATACATTAACCGAGTTGGTTGAAAAGCAAATAGACACTAAAACACTCAGGAATTTAGCAACCAATATTTACAACTTTTCAGCGGCTAAAACCTTTCAAAACGTTTACGATCTTCAGTCATTACTTTATGGTAAGGATGGTTTTAAAGTATCATTTGCTGACTTTGAGAAAGGTGCTACAAAAATATTCGACCATTATAACCGTAACTGGTTAGAAGTTGAATATAACTCAGCCATTATGAGTGCAAATGCAGCAAGCCAATGGGAAGGGTTTTTAAAGACTTCAGATCAGTTTCCATTACTCCAATATCAAACCGTAAAAGATGGAAGGGTAAGACCGGAACACGCAAGAATGGATGGCATAGTTCGACCTATAAATGATGGTTTTTGGAATTACTATTTTCCCCCTAATGGATGGAATTGTAGATGTGATGTAAGGCAATTGGCAAAAGGTGAAGCTGATTTAACGGTTATTACACCTGATGAACGAAAGTTAATAAAAGAGGAAGTGCCTCCAGTATTTAGGAACAACCCATACAAGTCAGGTAAAGTATTTGCCGACCATCATCCATATTTTGAAGTTCCTGCTAAGTATGAGGAGTTGAAGAAAAACAATTTTAATCTACCTGTTCCAATATGATAAAGTTAACAGGTAAAGGATTCAATATTGATGCAGTTGCAAGGAAGTTAGCAACCCAAAGGCAGGCTATTAAAAATGATGCAGGCCGTATGGCTGTTAATCACTTTAAAGGCTCTTTTAGGGATCAGGGTTTTACTGATGAAAGTACAAGCCCATGGAAGGCAAGGAAGAAAGACCCAAAAGGCAAAAAGAGGGGCATTCTTGTCAACAGAGCAATTCTTTTAAGGAATATAAGGGTATTGGGTACGCCTGGAGATAGAGTTATAATGGGTACACGTGGAATAAAGTATGCAAGAATACATAATGAAGGATTGCAAGGTAAGGCCTTTGGCCATACATTCAGGATGCCGAAAAGACAATTCATAGGTAATAGCCGAAAACTTGAAAGAGAAATATTTAAACGAGTTCAAAACAGAATTAACAGAGCATGGGCGTAAAACTTACTTTATATAATGACATTAAGGCAAGGCTAGAGGCCAAAGTTCCTGAGTTGCTTACCATACGTAAATGGAATAATCAATTCAACAATGAAGAAAAGGAACACGCTTTTAAATATCCTGCCTGCTTTATTGGTTTTAGTTCGATGGATTGGGATAGTCCAAACACCAAAACACCACAATCACTTCAACTTCAACAACAGCAAAATGGATTAATAACCATTACCCTTTATTTAGGGTTTCATGATTTGCAGGATGAAAGTCCAGCATTTGAAGATTATGAGCCTATCATTCAAAAGGTATGGTATTGGATTCAGGGATGGACTGCCACCGGAGCAACAGAATATACAGCCTTATTAAGATCATCCGAAAGAGAAGATAACAACCACAATAACGTAATAGTTTGGGAGTTGGATTTTACAACAAGGGTAACTGATTGCGCTGGATTAGATGATACGTTAGTAGATGCAACACCAGTAACATTAGTAATTAATGCTGATTTAATAATAGATGCTGATACGGTTGAAAATATGAGAACCGATGCAGAGTTACCATAATTGTTTCCATGTAGTTTGTGTTTAGATTAAGCCCTAACCCCGTAAGGTCAGGGCTTTTTTGTTAACAGCCATGAAAACAAATATCTACATGAACCAATGCCGTATAGACCTCAGTTCATAAATTGCTCTTATAATTACCATTATCCTTTATGATAATAATCATATTCAACAGTTCTCTTTGAGAGAAAATAAGTTTCTGCTACATGTTCGATAGCATACTCAGTCCTATAACCGGAAGTATGCATTGCATTTATCAGTTGCTGTATGCGTTTGCGACGGTCTTGGATTCTTTTTGCATCTTTTTCTTTAGGCATAAGTCCTTTTTAAAGTTTACCAAATATACATAGTTGCGAAATATGCCGCAATGATGGTTTTTGTAATTTTTAAATGAGTTTTCAACACCGTTACTTTGTTTTGTGGAGCTAAAATACATTCAAAATTTAAGTAAGGAAAGTGCCGACATTTATCTATATGATGAGGTAGGTTCCGGTGTAAATGCAGCCAAATTCGTAGCAGAATTAAACTACTTGGCTGATTCTTTACAGATTCCTGTTATTAATGTTAGAATAAACTCACCAGGCGGATCAGTAATTGATGGCCTTGGAATATTTGCAGCCATTCAAAACTGCAAAGCAGTAGTAAATACATATATCGATGGAGTAGCTGCAAGTGCAGCAGGATTTATAGCAATGGCAGGGAAAAAGAGGTGCATGGCAACGCATGGCCTTTTAATGATGCACGGTGTTAGTGGTGGTGATTCACCTGAAGCACAAAAAGCTATAAGTGCAATGGAAGATTCTATTAGCACAATTCTAAGCAACAATAGTGGTATGTCAATGGATGAAGTAAAGCAAATGATGGCTAACACCACATGGCTCAATGCTACTCAATGCTTAGAAATGAAGTTTATAGATGCCATTTATGACAATACTCCAAAGAAACGAATGGCTACAAATGAGTTGATGGAACTTGTAAACAGTATTGTAAAACCAAATATAAAAAAGATGAATAAAGTATTGAACTACTTTAATCTTGAAGAAACTGCAACTGAGGATGTAGTTATTGAAAAGATTGAGGCTGTAAAAACTGAGGCTGATAAAGTTGAAGGTTTGGAGGCTGAGAATAAAACTCTCAAAGAAAAGGTTGAGGCTTTAGAAGCTGAAAAAACCGAAAGAGAAGAAAACGAAAAAACCGTATTGGCAACTACTGAGGTTGAGAACGCAATCAATGCTGGGAAGTTTTCTGCTGACAAAAAAGAAGATTTAATTAAGACTGCAAAGAATGATTTAGATGGCTTCAAAAACCTTGTTGCTTCTATCAATGTAGCTAAAGCCCCTGACTTAGCCAATGTAATTGGCAAAGGAGCATCGAAGCCTGAAGGACGTGATGCTTGGTCTATCAGAGATTGGGAAAAAAACGATCCAGCAGGATTAAAAAACATTATCGATAACGAGCCTGAAACATACAAGAAAATGTATGATGCTTTTTATCTAACAGGTAAATAACGAAAAAAATATATAAAAAATGAGCCAATATTTAAAACAACCTTTTGGAGCAATTGCAACCGCTTCAATTTCGGCTGATGCTAGTGATGATGCAATCACAATTAACAGCAACGCCACAATCATTACAACCGCTTCATTGACTTCCAATGCAACATTGGATTTAACTATTGCTTCAAATGTTGAAGCTGGAGCAGTATTGTATATCAAAGCAAAAACTAACGGTACTGAAACTTTCACATTTGGTACTGGCATCGATGCTCCTACTGTTACTGGATCTGCTGGTAAAACTTGGTGTCAAGGTTTCTTCTACAACGGAACAACCTTTTTGCCAATGGGTGCAAAAATTCAAATTGACTAACAATTAAAATAATAAAAGACAATGGCATTACAAAAAGAAGTATGGATTAGTGATATAAAGGAAGCCCTTTTTCAACCAAATCCATTCATGCAAAGAGCAACTGACCACTCTATGTTCGTGAACTACAAAACCGTTCACGTTCCACAGGCAGGATCAAATCAAACAGTAAAGAAAGATAGAACGCTTTTACCAGCAGCTATCAATCAAAGAACTGATACCGAGTTAACATACAACTTGGCTGAGTACACCTCAAACCCAATTTTGTTAACCAACATTGAGGAGTTGCAAATTAACTATGCAAAACGTCAATCAATCCTTTCTTCTACAAATGCAAAATTATCTGAGGTTACAGCAAACCAAACACTTTACGCTTGGGCGCCATCAGGTGCTAGTCGTCAAGTAAGAACTACTGGAGCTGCTGCTGCTGCTTACCTACCACATAGCACCGCTACTGGTACACGTAAAGCAATTACTTTGGCTGATATTGCTTCAGCTAGAGCAATCCTAGATAACGACAATGTGCCTTTAGAAGGACGTGTTTTGGTTATGACTGCCAATATGTATAACAACGAATTTTTGGCAATTTCTAACGTACAACAATACCTTTCTTATGGTCAGGCTGTACTTCCTACCGGAGTTGTAAATAAAATCTTTGGATTTGATATTATGATTCGTCCTACTGTATTATTCTATGATAATACTGGTACTCCAGTTATCAAATCAGTAGATGATGAAGGTGTACAAACTGATGCCGCTTCTGATAACGCTGCTGCATTGGCTTACCATCCAAACTTTGTTGCCCACGCTTTAGGAGGCATTGAAGTATTTGCTGACGAAAACAAACCTGAATACTATGGTTCAATTTTCTCATCATTGGTTATGCACGGTGCTACCAAATTGAGAACTGACCAAAAAGGCGTAGTAGCAATCATCCAAGGTCAATAATAATGACAGTTGAGCAAGCATATAAGATCGCATTACCACTCCTACAACATGGGGTGGTATGCGTTCTCTCTAATGAGGCTACATTCCTAGTAAGGGATGAGGTTGAATTAGACAGAGTAAAATCATGGGCTGAATCTCAAAAGTTAGAATGCCATGTGATTAATCCGGTAAAGGAGAAAGTAGTTGAAGTAAAAGAAGAAACTACCGAGCCTGTAAAAAAGACTAAAAAGCAAAAGTAATGAGATATACCAAAGAAGAATTATCAAAGATGGCACATCCTTATTTTAAGGTAACAAGTTCCATTTATGGTACTACTGACGGTCATTTTTTTTACGCTGCTTATGATGCTCAAAAACACTCTGATCGAAACAGGGTTGAATATTTTGAATTTAAAAAAACTACTAAAAAAGCTAACTAATGGCAAATATAACATTCAATAGAGGGCAAGGTGGACTTGGCAGACCTTTAACAGGTTTTGACCATGTATCAGGTCTTGTTTTCTATTCAAGTTCTTACCCATCAGGCTTTAGTTCATCTAATAAAATCCGCAAGGTTTTGAGTGTAGAGGAGGCTGAAGGTTATGGGATTGTAAATACACATACTGATGAAACTGCTGCAAGTGGGGGTAATTTTGCTTTCTCTAATGCCGGTGCTGCTGGTGATGTTGTAATATTAAAAGTCGATGAAGGTGAGGGTGCTTATGAGTTAGGCCGTTGTACGGTTGAAACTGGTGAAACTACATCTACAATTGCTACAAAATTAAGAGCAAGCATTAACGATACTTCAGTTTATTCTCATGGATATTCTGCTGCCGGTGCTACTGTTAACGTACTTCTTACCCCTCCAGCTGGATTGGGTGATAGTATCAATGGTGCTGGTAAATTAACCGTTGTTGTAAGTTCCGGTTCTACTGCTGCTGCAACTGTAACAAACTTTACAGGCGGTGTTGATGGATTTTTAGACGTAATGCACTACCAGGTATCTGAGTTTTTCAGATTGAACCCTAAGGGAGTTCTTTATGTTGGTGTATTTCCTGATTCTACATTGACTGCTTCGCGTATTTCTGAAATGCAAGCATTTGCAAACGGTGAAATTAGACAAGTTGGTGTATTCAACCAAAAGTCAACTTTTGCAAGTTCTGATGTTACCAGCATTCAAACTGTATGCGATACATTGGCTGGGCTTAATACTCCATTGAGTGTTATTTTAGCCTCTGATATGACAGGTTTAACATTGTCAAGTCAGCCGAACCTTACCACTTTAGATAGTGAAAATGTATCAGTACTTATTTCAGGTGATGGTTTAATCACTTCAACAAGTGGCTTTGGAGCAGCTAGAAAAGTATTCTACAAAAAGTCTTATACCGTTGCTGCTTTAGGTGCTGCATTGGGTACATTGAGTAAAGCCAAAGTACATGAAAACATAGGATGGATTGGACAATTTAATATTTCTGATGGTGATTCATTAGATCAGGTTGAGTTTTTACCATCTACATCTTTTTCTTCAGCTTCAGCGGCTTTGAAAACTCAGTTATCTAACTATGGTTATTTGTTCCTTAATAAAGAAAGTGATTTAGCTGGTACTTTTTGGAACAATGATAAGACTGCAACATCAGCAACAAGCGACTACGCTAGAATAAGAAACGTTAGGACAATTGATAAAGCAATCAGAGGAGTTAGGGCTAAATTATTGCCTTTATGTAACTCGCCGCTTTATGTAAATTCTGATGGTACTTTGATGGAAGAAACCATTGCAACTTTTGAAAATGAAGGTAATAAAATCATTGGAGGGGTATTTAACTCGGCTAATGCTTCAGGTTCAATGGTTATCGCTGGTGAAATTTCAGCAGGTCAAACATTGGTAGATCCATCGCAAGATGTTTTAGCAACAGGTGAGATCGTAGTAACTATAAATATTATTCCGGTTGGTTCTGCTGAAGCCATTACAGTAAACATTGGTTTTGTAGCATCATTCGCATAAAAAAAATAAAAGATGAGTGTACCATTAATTAACGGGAAAGCATACGACTACACCAATATAACAGTAAGTTTTTTGGGTAGTCCCCTTGCATCAGTAAGTCAATTGAACTATACTGAAACGCAAGCTAAAACTAACAACTATGGAACTGGTAATAGACCAGTTTCAAGGGGGCAGGGAGCCATTGAGGTTGCTTGTTCGATGCAAATATCAATGAACGATATAGAAAGATTAAGGGATGCAAGTCCTGATGGTTCTCTTTTGGGATTACCTGCCTTTGATATTATCGTACTTCATGGTACTGGCACTATGTTAAAGAAACATATCATTAAAAATTGTGAGTTCTCTGATGACGGAGTAGAAAGCTCACAAGGTGATACCGATATTAAAAGAACTTTCAATTTAACCCCTTCACATATTATCTGGAAATAATGGCGAATTACACTATCACAATTCAAGACGGAGATAAAGAACTAAAGTTAGTATTACGGAAACCTGGATTTGCAGAGTTATCAATGGCATATAATACCATGATAGCCGGATATGCAAAATTTAAGATGCCGGACGTGGCCAATGCAGGAAAGATGTTAATCGATACCTGTGCTATTGAGAAGGAAAGTAGTAAAGAATTTTGGGATGAAAACCGAGCCGAATTGATGATGAGTGCAGCCATAAAAGCCTCAGAAATTGTAGAAGTGTTTGAAGCGAGTTTAAAAAAAAATTAGATAGCATTCCGGCAATTGATCCAACGGGGTATGGTTTTGCGCAAGTACAAGCCCTATCCCGTTTCTTTTTACATGAAGAAATAAAGACAATTGACCAGTATGTTAAAAACAAAAGGACTATTGACTACCTGATAGAATCGGGAGCAACAAATTTAAAGTTTGACTAATGCCAGGAATAGGTAATTACGATGTTCAATATACTCTGATTTTAAAAGATCAGATGAGTAAAACGCTGGCTAAAGCTGA